TAAAGTTACTTTACAAAGTTCACGACACTATAACCCAAATGCTAACCGCTGAAATGTACGCACTAACTAAATTGGACGAGGCTAAGGCTAAGATAGTTGAACTGGAGCAAATCAACTACGATTTAGCTACACGAATAAATGTACTTGAATTGTAAAAAACTTGTTAAAAACTCCGACAGAAATAAATTTAAATTTGTTACATAATGACACGATGAGCAACCCAAGTTATAATATTCTCTGATTTGGGCAATGCGAACAAGCACATAAAGTACCATTCATCGTTGGTAAGTCTTAAGCTTTATTGACCGCAGGGAAAGACCTGCATACTTTTAAAAAACTAATTAATAAAAATGCTAATTAATATAAACCTTTGTCTATCGGACATCCCACAAGAAAAAATCTTTACTTCAAAAAATGGCAAGAAGTACCTTTCAATTTGCGTAACTGATAGGAAAGAACCTGACCAATTCGGTAATGACTTGACGGCCTACATTAACCAAAGCCAAGCTGAGAGAGAAGCAAAGCAACCAAGAAAGTTTGTTGGTACTGCAAAGAATTTAAAGAAGACTGCATTAACTGAGAAAAACGATTTGCCTTTCTAATGAAACAAAAAACTTGTAAAATCTGCAAGGTTAAGTTTGAACCATTAAAACCACTTCAACAAGTATGCTCACCTGCTTGCGCTATCTTGTTAGCAGAAAAGAACAAGGCTAAGAATGAGAAAAGAGAAAAGACCACGATTAAAAAAGATTTAAGAGAAGCAGCCAAGACTATCAGCACTTACAGAAAAGAACTGCAAATAATCGTCAATAAGATAGTGCGAGAGATTGATGCTGGATTTAACTGCATTAGTTCAGGCCGACCTTACAAAACAAATGATCAAGCTGGGCATTATTACTCTGTTGGTGCTTATCCGAGTCTTAGATTTAATCTTCACAATATTTATTCTCAATCGGTAGCGGACAACTTATACAAGTCAGGTAACCAAATTGGTTACACAAAAGGGTTAATTAGAGAATTTGGCGAAGATTGGTTAAAATTAGTAACTAAACTGCCGGAAGAGTATAGAGAAATCAAGTTAGATAAAGAAGACATCAAACAGTCTATTTTAAACGCTAAAGAGTTTCTTAAAATAGTTCAGGAATACAAGAAAGAAAACGAGTTAATGACCAGTCATCGGATTTATTTGCGAAACTTAGGTAATAAGACTATCGGAATTTATGCTGAGTAAAAATGAAATAATACTTCAGTTCTACAATAGCCCAAATCCGATGCAGATTTGCAAGAAAATATCGCATCAATACTACACCGACGACTTACTGCACGAATGTATTTTAACTTTATACGACTTAGACGAACAAAAGATACTTGATGCGCATAAAAACAACTACCTTACTTACCTTTTTTACAAGATAGTTAGCAACTCTTATGTATCTTACACTTCACCATTCGCCAAGAAATACAAGCATTTTGAAAATAACACAAATAACTTTGAAAAAATTAAGACAGAAAGCGATTTTGAAAGCAGCGATTTTGAGAATGAAAATGAGAAATTTACTCAGGACATTGAAAACTCAATAGCCGAGCTTGAAGAATATGACCGAGAGCTGTTTAAACTTTACATCCAATTTGGGGACTTTAGAAAAATTAGCAATCTGGTAGACATCAAGTACGGAGCAGTTAGGCACTCTATTTTACAAACAATAAACTATTTAAAAATAAAACACCATGAACAATTTAATAACTTGCATTTTGATTGGTTCGGTCGGGTATGTATTGAGCCAGACAATAATAGATTTTTGGAGGAAGAAATTTAATACTTATCCTAAAAAACCTTTGAGCTGCGGTTACTGCCTTTCGTTTTGGATTGGGTTAATTACTTTTATTATCAAAGAACCTAATTTATATTCCTTTGGTTACGCTTGTTTATGTGCGGTGCTATCTTCTATCATCTTTAAAAAAATAACTCAATGAATCAAGAAATTTATGAACTACTCCTTCCTTTAAAACCTAAGTGGGAAATCTACAAAAATGAACATCATTCTATTTTTACTAACATTGATTTTAACTTGGTTCAGGAAGCTTGGTCTAAAATGTTTGGAGCAGCTCCAAGAAACTTAGGATGTCAATCATGCGTTCAAGAATTACTAACAAGAGTTTTTATTCAGTTTGATAATTATGTTCCTCAGCCTAAAAGAAAAAGAAATGCTAAAGTTTAAACACAGCGGGAATACTGGCGATATTATTTATTCACTAAACGCAATTAGGAAGGCTTGTCAAGATAATGAGTCTTTAGGCGTACTTTATTTGCATTTGAATCAACCTTTAAGACACATTATGGCAGGACACCCACTCGGCAATGTGATGCTAAACGAGTATATGTTTAAAATGTTGAGGCCTTTACTCCTTAGTTGTGACTTTATAGTTGATGTTATGCCTTACAATGGACAAAAAATTGATTACGACTTAGATAAATTTAGGAATATCGGTTTAAACTTAGGATCTGGAGACATTAAAAAATGGTATTATTTTGCTCATCCTGAATTAATATTTGACATTGAAGGTCCTATCTTTAATTCAGATAAGCCTAAAGAGGATTTTTTATTAATCAACAGAACTAATCGGTACCAGAACGGACAAATAGACTACTCAATCTTGAATGATTACGACTTAAAACAATTATTTGCAGGCACTAAGGATGAATTTGAGGTAATGAAAAAGACATTGCCAAGACTTGAACATCTAAAAGTAAACGACTTCAATGAGTTAAAAGACTATATCTCATCATCAAAAGTATTTATTGGCAATCAGTCAATGTGTTTTGCGATAGCTGAGCAGTTACAAACAGAGAGAATATTAGAGGTTTACTTTGGATGTCCAAACGTTATTCCTGCTGGTGGGGAGTTTTACGACATATTCAATCAGAACGGATTTAAACACGCATTAAATAATTTAATATGAAAAGTCACTATACACAATTAGAAAAAAGAAGCTACAAAAGTAACCACTTCCACAAACCAGAGGACATTTACTTTAACGACTACTGGTCACCAAACATGAATCATTCAACTATTCACCAGCAAGTTGGAAACGTTGTAGAAAAGAACCTACTTGTTAAAAACGCTTTGACTAAGATTGAACCAAAAAAAGTTTTAGAAATAGCCTGCGCACCCGGTATCCTTTTAGGTGACTTATCAGAAGAGTTTAAATGTAGTGGTATTGAGATAGACGAAAGATATAAGAACGACATTCAAGGACTTGCAAAAGATTCAGACTTACACTTCGGTTTTTTTCCTGAGATTACTGGCAATTGGGAAAGTGAACAATTTTCAAATATAATCGCACTTGATGTAATAGAACACATTGAAGACGGAAAAGGATTCTTAGAAGAGTGCCATAGACTTTTAGTTAATGGGGGAAGGTTAATTATTCAAGCTCCAATGATTTTAGAAGATGGTCTATACGAGGAAAGGTCTTTTAATGAAGTTGAACATATATGGATTTACGATATTAACCACATGAAGCACATGTTAGTAGAAGCTGGATTTATTCCAATTTCAGTTGAGAGGTTCAAAGTAGGTCATGAACAAATAGTAGCAGAAAAATGAAAATACTTGTAATTATACCAAAGCCAATAACGGGAGTAGAATACCACCGCTTACTAATGCCATTTGATAATTTAGGGGAAGGCTACGAAGTCATCTCAGTTGAAGCAATAGACCATCAGCCTGATTCTTATATACAACAGTTTGATTTAATCTATACAAGTTCAGTAATTAGTAAATTTGGGCATCAGGAAATACTATGGGCGCAATTAAAGAGGTTAGGCATTCCCGTTATTATTGACAGAGATGATGATTGGATGCTGCCTCATGACCACTTAATGAAAAGGGATTGGGTTAAAAATAAAACTGCTGAACAAATAGTCTATAACTTTAAAATGGCTGATGCTGTAACAGTACCAACTGAGTATCTTGCTCAAAAAGTTAGACAATTTAACCCTAATGTTTTTGTAATTCCAAATGCTATTGATTTCAATCAAGCTCAATTTAAACCTGACCAAAAAATTAAGGACCTTAAAACTGATAAAGTGCATATAGGCTGGAGTGGTTCAGTAACTCATTTTCATGATGTCATGATGCTGACTGACACTTTTATGCAACTTAACTCAAATCCTGACACGAGTAAGAAATATAGAGTAGTTTTAAGTGGATTTACAGAAGGGCAGCAAGTTTGGGAAGAATATCAAAAGATTTTTACTTCAGGTTACAGAATAGCAGAAGACCAATATTGCAGAATAAACGGAATGGATGTTTATACTTATGCAAGTGCTTATGACTTGATGGATGTTGGATTGATACCTTTAAAGGACACCGAGTTTAACAGATGTAAATCCGAGTTAAAGATGATGGAGATGGGTGCAAAGAAGCTACCGGTAGTAGTTTCAGACCAATACCCTTACACCAATATAGCCAAACATGGAATTAACTGCCTAACATCAAATAAAAAAGATTGGTTTAAAAACATCAAGAAGATGATAGACTCAAAAGCCTTGAGAGAAGACTTAGGCGAAGCCCTATATCAAGAAATATTTGCTAATTTTAATATATTAAAGATAAACGAATTAAGAAAGGAGGTATTTAAAAATGTCAGTAGGTAGACCAAAAGCAATAGAAAGCCCTCAAGTTATGCTTGAACTATTTGAAAAGTATAGAAAAGAGGCAAAATCAAATCCCATTTTGAAACATACATTTGTGGGTAAGGACGGGAAGTCAGTATATGAGAAAAGAGAAAGAGCTTTAACAATAGAAGGATTTGAACTTTACTGTTTCAAGGAAGGCATTATAAGCGATTTGAGCCATTATTTTTGTAATTTGGATGAAAGATACAGCGAATTTGTAGCCATCTGTTCATATATAAAGAAAGAGGTGCGAGAAGACCAGATACAAGGTGGCTTAGCTGGGGTGTACAATCCAAGCATAACTCAACGACTAAACGGCCTAACTGAGCGAGTTCAGACTGAACAGAACATTAATGTCAATAAACTACCTGAATGGTTGACTAAACCAATTGAATAAAATATGAAACCAACTACAAAAGCGATTAGCTATGCACTCTTATTAGAGCAAATGATTAATTATGAGCCAAATCTTGAAAATCAATTTGAGGCTTATGGTATTATGTGCCAAAATCTTTACAACATGTATATTGCCAATGAGATAAACTTAGAAGTTTATACAGAATCAATGTTATCTTTAAATGAAGGTAGAAACCTTTTATTAAATAAAACTAATGTTTAACCCTAACTTCGTTTTTTTAGAAAAAAATATAAATACAAAACGTGTGCTTGCCTTACAAGGTGGCACACGTTCCTGACTGGCAAAACTTACTCAGCTTTACAATGGCTTATCCGATTATGTCTAAAGCATCAAGGCATGACCATCTCAATAGTTAGGAAAACACTTCCTGCTTTGAAATCATCTGCAATGAGGGACTTTATAGAGATACTTAATTCAATCGGGTACTATAACGAGTCGGACCATAATAAGTCAGAAAACACCTACCTACTTAATAAAAACCTTATTGAATTCTTTAGCGTGGACGATGCTCAAAAGATACGAGGTAGAAAGAGAGACATCCTATTTGTAAATGAGGCCAATGAGATAGACCTTGAAGATTGGAGGCAGTTACTTTTAAGAACGACTGGCAAGGTTATCATTGATTACAACCCTTCAGACTTTGAACACTGGATTTATGACCAAGTATTAACCCGAGAAGATTGCGGCCTAATCATTACGACATACAAGGACAATCCCCACCTTCCTGATGCACTTAAAAAGGAGATTGAAAGTCTTGAACAAGCCGACCCAGAGTATTGGAAAATCTTTGGTTTAGGTGAACGAGGCCAACTAATGGGATTAGTCTTCAATAATTGGACCAATCAATTAGCGGTACCAGATAACGCTAACTTTGTGGGTTATGGTTTAGACTGGGGATTCTCAGCTGACCCTACTGCATTAGTTAGCGTTTGGAAGTATGAGCAGGAACTTTATGTCAGAGAGGAGCTATATGAACGAAAGCTAACCAACCAAGACATAGCCGAAAGGTTGAAGGACATGGGCATAGCTCGGAAAGAAATATTTGCCGACTCAGCCGAACCTAAAAGTATTGAAGAAGTGTATAGATTAGGATTCAATATCAAACCAACCCAAAAAGGTAAAGACTCAATCATCAACTCAATTGACATTCTTAGAAGGTACCGACTTAACTTGATAGGCAACAACCTACAAAAAGAGTTTAGAACATACAAATGGAAAACGGACAAAGCAGGAAAGATAGTGAACGAACCAGTAGACTTTAATAACCACTTAATTGACGCTACACGCTATTTAGCATTGATGAAACTGCAAGAACATAGAAGGGGGCAATATGTTACAATTAGGGCCTAAAAAAATATATTAGATAGAATGAAAAGCATTTACTACAATTTAACCTTAAAGGACTTCATAGAGCTAAACTCAGTGAAGGGAAGCGACTTGGAAGCGAAGAGGCAAAAGCTTTCAATCTTGTTTAAGGTGGAAAAGGAATTCTTTGATGGTATGACTTCAGCCCAAGTGATTGAGCTTTATTCAGACTTTGAGAAGTTAGAAACCCAACCGATTAAGACAGTTTATAAAAAAAGAATTAAGGTAGGCGGTAGATGGTTTTTTATTGATTACAGATTGAGCCAAATAAGTTCAGCCCAATTTATTGATATTACTCACTTTGCGAAGTCTAATCCATTAGACAATATACATAGGATTGTGGCAAGTTGTATTAGGCCGATAAGTTGGAGATTTGGAAAAGTAAAAAAGTATAACGGAGATGAACACGACGAGATCAGCGAACTACTTTTGAATCAAATGAAAATCAAAGATGCTTATCCTATCATGCTTTTTTTTTGCACTCTATCAAGCAAATTATCGGACAATATCCTAAACTTTTTCCTGAGCAAATCGGAGGAGATGGAGAGCCAGTTGAGAACTTTAACACAAAGTGGGGATGGGTTGCCACAATAGATAACCTTGCAGGACATGACAAGACCAAATGGGATTATTTTTTTAATTTAGGCCTAAAGGAATTTTTAAACATAGTTAGTTACCACATAGACCACACCGACGAGATAAAGCGACAGAATGCAAGAACAAGACTACACTAATTTACTGAACGATTTAGGAACTGACTTAACAGAGTCAGACGAGTTCAACTCATTAATTGAGGAGGCTGTAATAAGGTTTGTTAATAGTTTGTCTGATGCGATGAAGTCTAACCTAACTGAAAGGGATGCTTACTATGCTGACTCGGATTTGGTCCAATCAATAATCACTTTACCTATTGAATCAAACGGAACTACTTTTAGTATGGCTATTGATATGAACTATTATGGTGACTTTTTGAACAAAGGGGTAAGCGGTACCAGAAACAAATTCAATTCGCCTTACTCATTCAAAAAAGAATCAGTTAGCCCAGCCTTTAACAAGTCACTCAGAAAGTGGATAACAAAAAGAGGCATCCCGATTCAAAGTAGATATTCACAAACAAGGAACTTAACTAAATCGGCAAGAGCTAAAAAACAAATAGACGAAAAGACTAAGATGGCTTATGCTATGGGAATGGGTATTAAAAGAGAAGGTATAGAGCCGACTTATTTTATTGACGATGCGCTGAGTGAAAAAAGCATCCAGACCTTTGCCCAAAGTTTAGCCGATGCTTTGGGCCGTTCTATTTCAGTAACGATAATAAATAAATTCAAATGATAACAATAAACGACTATCCAAATAACTGGCAGAACGTATATAACGAATTAGCCTTTAACATAGAAAGTACAAATGCAAGTGCAAGTGGTTTTCAATTCTTGGTTGATATAAACGTAACTGGACAAACTAACCCAGTCGCAAGGTTAACTTATCCTAAACAACCGGGAGTAAACTTTCTAAATTTAGATGTTAGCGAAGTATTACGCAACTATGTGACTTATGACTTTCAAAGTTATAACAGTTCTGGTATCAAACATTGCACAAGCTCAAAGGTGGATTATTGGGTAGAGTTCGGTGAGGTTTACAACAATGCCTCAGGAATACCAACTATTCATCCGAACTTAGCAAACTATTATACAAGTGGTGG